AATGATGTCCACGGTCTTGTTCTTCTCGTGAACATCAAGCAGCGCCACGCCGCGCCCGGCGACGAACGCACCGTGCGAGTCGCAGTGGTACTCCATGAAGGGGGCCAACTGGTTTTCGCAGTTGACCGCAATTTCTCTCATAGCACCCCACCCACTTCGGACACCAGATCGGTCGAAACCCAGAAAGTATCGAACGACGATTGCAGTTTCAAAACCGGTGACGCGCAGAACCCTACTTGGTTTGTTGAGTACCAGTTGTAAACCGACGTGGTACCGCTGCCACCCCAAACAGCCGTGCCCCACACACCAGTCCCCCACAAGGAACTCGGCCCCTGCGTGTACGCTGCCGGCGGGATGGAGTCATTTACCGCCTGGCTGTAGTTGACACTGACCGATGCGGTTACACCGGGAACACCACCGGCGTTGAACACCGGGCGGATCATCGTCCAGCGTTTCTGGAGCGACTGCGGGCCGAATGAGGAGTACGCCTGTTGGCAGTACCCGGAAATGGACGTGCCGCCGTTTGCCTCGGTGTAGTTGTCGAGGTTACCAAACCACGCCTGCATAACGATGCCATCCCCACCGAAGAATGGTTCGTTGCCAAGTAGACCCCAGGAATTCGCGTTGTACCCCGTGAACAGGGTCCAAGAGTTTGTTACCTGGTTCATCACCCATTGCCGGTTGGTGTCCCCTGTCACCGGCACATTGAGCAGAACTAGCTGGTGACGGTTGACGATCAGCATTTCCCACCCGAAGTTCTTGGCGTAAGCCGTGACGTCGTCGGACAAACGAAGCTGGATGATGTCTGTTATGGCCCCGGCCATCAGCACCTTCGACTGCGACAGCACTTCGGACAGCGGAAAAACACCGTCCTCGCACAGTACCCACAGATCGGAACCGTATTTACTCAGACAGCGCCGGTTGAACGTACCCCCGATCTGGTAAGTGCCCGCGAGTTGGAACGTGATGATGTCATCGGGGTCGTAACCGGAGAACAGCGCGATGTCGCCCTCCGACGAAACGAACACCGTGTTGTCCACCATGCCGCCACCGGACTCCGTAGCCCAAGTCCCAATGTCTTGAAGAAACCCACCGCGCGGACACACCTCACCCACACCAAAGCGGCTCACCTCACCCTGAATCTGGTCGACCGGCAGATACCACGCATCGCCCGAATCCTTCTGCACGAACCACAGACGGCGGTGAGCGAGGGCGACGTTGACGAGAGTTTTTGGGTCGAATGTCGGGTATGTCGCGCTCGCCGTGATGGTCAACGTGGTCCACGCTGTGCCGTTGTACGACAGTGGCGTGTCCACACCGTTGACCGCAATGATGAATGATCCGAACTGGTTGGTTACGCTCACCCACTGCCACCGAGCATTGGCGTTGCCGGTGTGGACCGCAGTCTTGGCCGCACCGCCGATGTTGCTCACAGTGACGTCGTAGAACGCAGTACCCACCGCCGCGAACAGCTTTTCAGACCCGTCCGCCCCGTGGTACGACATCAGCGTTTCAACCGGCAGCCCAACATTACCCGTAAAGTTGTCCGCCCATTGCCGGTAGCCCTTGCGAATCCGCACCCCGTACTGCAACGGGTACAGGTCCAACATTTCGATTGCCTGGTCCGGCTTCATCTGCGCCAAGCTGTCGCGCGCGTTCATGCCACCCACCGGAGCGGGGAGCGTGGCCGTCTGCGACACGGCCTTGTTCTTGCGCGCGTAGATGGAGTCGCGTGGCATGGCTAGTTGGGGCTCCAGTTGCCATCCGGTACGTTGTAAATCGTGATGAGCGGGAACGCAGGCTCGCGCGCCATGGAGAGAATCGGCGCACCGCTATCCTGCGACAGCGCGTCATCGAGATTCGATTGGAAGTCCGCGGCGAACGCAGTAGTGTCAAACCCCTTGACCTGGAAGAAACGCAGCTTCACCCCGGAGATCATCAAGCGGTCGTCGAAGATGCAGGTGTCAAGGCTGTTTGTTGCCTTCGGGATCGGCTGCCCGCCCGCGGTCTGCGCCCACCACTTGCTAACGTAGTAGTACGAGAGGTCGAGATTCGGCCCCGGTGTAGTGTCGGTGGTGGGCACCGGCCAGATTTCCAGCGTGTCACCCACCAGCCGGAAGCGTTCGCGGGGACCGGTAGAGAGGATGCCCGACTTCAACCACTGCCACTGCTGCGGCGTTTCCGGCCCGATCATCGGCCAGCGGTTGGTGCGGTCCCACTCAGTCTGCGAAATGGGGCGCGCGAAGTCGTCCGGCAGCGGATAGGTGCCGACATTCGGCTGCGTGACTATCGTATGTTCACGAAACAACATACGCCAGACACGGCGCTTCACCAGCATCTCGCCGGTGACGTTGTAGAGCGACGACAGTTGCACCGCCGTCAAGTCGGTTGGGTTACCGAACGCCGCTACCGGCGCTTGCAGCCCCATCTCACTTGCTGCGGCTTGTATTACTTCCAGAACTGAACTGTTCGCCATTCTCGTTCCTTGCCGTCTTGGTGGAGAACGCCACTGCGTACTCGGCCATCTGCTTTTGCAGCATCGCCATCTGTTCTTTCAACTTGCGGTTTTCTTCCGCGAGTGCCTGGATGCCCGCCGTGCCCTTGGCCGCTTCCAGGTACGCCTGCGCCTTCGCCTTGAGCGCGTGGAAATTCATCAGCTTGGAACCGTTCGAGTCGGCGCACGCCGCCAACTGCTCTACGGTGTGTATGTTGAGATACAGCAACTCCTCTGCCTGCCCCCGCGTTACCACCGGCCATTCTTTGATCGGCATACCGCTGTGTGTCTGCGTTTCCTGCGCGGTAAACTGCTGCCACAGACGCGGAAAACGCATCTGGTACTGCTTGTCGGCGGTGGTGTCGATCACCGTGTTCTTGTCGCCGGGAACCAGAATCTTCACGAATGGGGTGTCGCGGTACACCGGATGCCCCTCCGCAGCGGACTTCTCCTCGTCCTTAATGGCACCCATGTAGAACTTGACATACAGGTTCTCGTCGCCATTGTTGCGTCCCTCTTGCATCATCCCGTCGTCCATGAAATCCCCTCTCTAGTGGGTGTTAGTCAAAGCGTCGCCATGTAAAAAGTTGCGTACTGCACTACCAAATTGCTCGTCCCTGCCACACGGCGTATCCGAAGATCGAACACCGCGGACACCACATCGGCTGTTATTCCGGTCATCACGAACGTGCTTACGAGCGCCTTGTTGTCCGTCTGAATCTCCGTCCTGTAGATGGTGGAAACACCGTTCTTGAAAAGCAGAATCTCGACGTCGGTAGTGGTGGGAATCTCTACTGTTACCTGCGCCCCAAACTGATTCGACCCTGCCCCCACCCGCGTAATCTGCCCCGTCGGTACATTGACGAGGTACCGACCATCGTCGCGCGCATAGGCGTTGCCCCCGGCAAAAGAGATGACTACCGCCGTTTGACCCACGTTGTTTACGGTGAACGGCGTCGACTTCTCCAGCCCGGCATACGAGGGGGTGAGCGCCGCTCCCAGATCGCGCAGCCACGCGCGCAGCGCAGCCGGCACGATCAGACCGGCCAGCGAAACTCGCAGTTGCTCTGTGGTTTTGGGCAGCGCCACTAAGACGCAACGCCGTTGAACTCAACACAGAGAGCCCCCGTACTCGCCACCGGCCACCCGTGCGGCCACGCAGCGGGTGGCAACGTGGTGCAGACATACAGCCGTTTGCCGGCGTTGAACGCCAGGCCATTGTGGTAGTCGGGGGCGACCAACGCGACCTCACTGACCACCACCCCTAGTTCGCTTGTCAGAAAAGACAACCCCGCCACGGAGGCGTCTACGGCTCCAGCCGTACTGTCCCCTATCACGGCCTGGGTGGCGTTGAACGCCGCACCGCCGAGTGTTCCATTCGCCGCAAGTGGCCCCTCCACGATGGCGACACGCCCCGCGGCAGTGATCCCAGCACCATTGATGAACGGCATCGCAAAAACGGCGCGGAGTTGCCCCCGCGCCGCCTTCTTTAGGGTGACGCGGGTTACGTCGTAACGCCGCCTGCCACGAGGAACATGTAGTCACCTGCAATCGGCGTCCTGCCGCTCACGTTGTACCAGTTGTTCCCGGCACCCGCGGCTGCTGTCACGCCCGCCGTGATGCCGATGGGCGTGGTGCCGTTGACGTTTGGGATGTTGCCCGTAGTCACGCGACAAAACTGCGAGAGGCCGTATGATGCGTTGTCGGTCAGACCACGGGTGGCGAGCACAAACGGCGCTGTCGCATCGCTAGTGGCGCCAGCAGTGCCGAGAGGCGACCAAACTTGGCTGGTGGTTGCACCAACAAGACCGGTTACGATTGCCATGATGATGTACTCCTTGCTTTATTGAGGTTGTGTGTTACTCCCGCACCGCCACCCGGCAGCGCGGGATGCTACATGCCGGATTACGCGTCGGCCATGACGCCTTGAAACTGAGCGCCGGAGCAGCAGAGATTGCCGGCCCACGCGAGCAGTTGCACAACGGCGTCCTGGTTCACCGAGTAACGCTTGCTCGGGTCGAGCGGGACGAAGTTACGATCACGGTGCGGACGCAGAAACAGGTACTTCGTGTTGAGGAAGTACGCCGTGTTCACCGGCGCGTAGCCGCCGATACCGCCGTCCAGCACGACGTCCGCGCCCATGTACTGCACGGACGGGAAGCCCAGCTTCGCCATGTTGCTCTCGGAGAAACGCTGGATGGTTTGGAGCGACTGCATGAACAGCGCCCAATACCCGTTGTCCATCATAATCAGATCGGTGTGATCCGATCCGCGAACGCACTGCGCGTACAGCCCGTTCATGCGCTGCTGGATGTTGGCTGCGGTGGCAGAGGCGACGACGGCCGTTTTGTTCTGCCAGAACGTCCACGTCTGCCGGTCGATTCCGCCGTAGATGCCGGAAGTCGGCACTTTGGCGACCGCGACCAGGAGGCCGGTGATCTGCTTGCCGCCCGCTGCCGAACCATCGGAGTACAGACCGGCAGCAACGAGGTTCGCCATGCTGGACTCGGCGACCTTGATGCGCGCTTCCATCAAGTCAATGATCTGTTCCTTGGCGGAATTTTGCAGCATTTCGAGGCCGGACATCGTGACCGGACAGGCCGCTTGCTTGATGTCGAACTGCGCGGCGCTGATGACGTCCGAGGCACCGATGGGCAGTGCTTGATAGCCGGAGTACCAACCGACGTTTCCGTTGTCCTGGAACGACAGTTCTTGCATGATGACGTTACCACCCGAGAAGGGCTTGATGTTGCCCTGTTCGCGCAGGCGCGTCAGAATCGCGTTGTTCTTGGTGACGTTGTCGGCGACGATGCCGGTACGAGATTGGATCGTCGTTGCTACGACGTCCGAGATTGCGGGGTTGGCGAAAGCCATGGAAATCTCCTAGCACGTTGTACGGAAATTCGAACGTTCCGCCGTTTACGCTGGGTCGCCTGCGGCGACTGCTAGGACTGCTGGCCGGTCCCTCTACCTCCCGGTGCCATTCCTAAATCGGCTTGCAAGCGTATGTTCACGCCGGCAAGCCTGCTGTGTCAAGGGTTTACGTTCGCCATTTGTGCCGCCAGAGAGTCCCGCAGCGTCATACCCTGACCGGCGGGGGCCGGTGCAGCCGCTCCGTTGGGGGCACCGGACACCGACATACCCGCCACCGACGCCTTGCGCTGCGCGGCCTCACGGTTGGCCCATTCCCGGTTCTGTAGTTCCTGCCGCACCTCGGGAACCATCCCCACCGCCATCTGGTACGCCCCAGGCAAGTCCTGCGCGATGCCGCTGTTGATGAGTTGCCCCATGACGCTGCGGACCTTCGGGAAAAACTCGTTCTTCGGGTCGTTGGCGAAGGCGTTGAACTGGTCGTGTACCTGCTGGGTTTCGCGCTGCTGCACGTGCGCCGTGCCATACATCTTCTCGGTGGAGAGCGCCTGTAGCTGCGCCTCGACCTTGGCCTGTTCCGGGTTGTACTGCGAATTCAGGTCCACCCCGTACTGTTGCGCCAGCGACATGATGATGGCCTTGCGGTACTCCTGCCCACCGGTACGCAGCGCGTGGGCCGTCTGGAGCAGGGTGCGGATCGCCGTCACCGGGGTGGCCCCCTCGGCCTGTAGCGTGTCCGCGTAGGGCATGAACTCCGTCAGCACCGAGTCGGCCACATTGGCGCGCTGGGCGACCTTTTGGAACCCCTGTTGAAGTTCCGTTTCGCGTTGGTGCAGGTAGCCGCGCACCTCCGCGGGCACTTTGGCCCAATCCCCGCGTCTTTCGGGCGCCCACGACTGCGGCGCCTCGGCAAGGGGGTCACCCATGCCGGGCGCCGCTTGGGGAGCAGCGGGGGCGCCTGCCGGTGCTTTTGGCGCCATCTCCGGTGCGGGGGCCGCCTTGAGGTCGGCGAATTTCGGGATTTCGGGGTCTTTGGGGGCGAACCGGCCGCTGGCATCGCGCGCACGCACAGCCCCCGGCTCTCCCGCCGCCTTGTCGGACGGCGCAGCGTGGGACTCACCCGGCTCCGAGAGAGGGGTCGTCACCGGGGGCGCCGGAGCGTCCGGGGCGGCGGGAGTCGGAGGTTCGGGTGTGGTGGACGCCACCTGGTCAAAGGCGGCGGACACAGAATCACGCATGGTGTTGTCGAAGGCGCTCATGTTTGTTGCTCCTCTCTCGTATGTTGACTAGCGAGACAGCATGGCGCGAATCAAATCGTCATGCGTAGTCTTTGTTCCCCCCAACGCGTCCCAAAGCGTGTGGTGCGCCAGATGTTGGTACTGCGACGCTAGGCTGGGGTCCAGCGCTAACGCCAGTTGCTCCTGCCTACTCGCCAAGCGGTCCACCGCTTGATCCCCACCCGTGCCACCGCCGCGCCGCATGAACTTGCTCACCACATCGCCGGGTGAGCCGGTCCACAAGGCGAGTTGTCGAGCGTCAAGCGTCGGCAAATCACCGCGCCCAAGCAGCGACGCCAAAAATCCCGACTTCGCAGGGCCGATGCCGTGTATGTCCTGCGCGAAATTTCGCCACGTCGCTTTATCACCTGTAACCGCTTCTGAAAGCGCGGCACCTCTGGGGCCAAGTGCCTCGGCGCCGTATGTTAAGTCCTTTCCAAGTGTTTCCGCCATACCGAAAGGTTGGAATCGCTGCACGATGTCGCCAACGGCCTTCGGGTCCGCAACACCCTCCTTCGCGGCGGAAATGTAATCGCGCCCAGCGGGCGACATCAACCACTCGGCCATGTACCCCTCCGGGCGCACATCGCCTTTCACCAGATCATCGGCCATGTTTCGACCCGCCCGGCTCACCGAACTGCGTGTGATGCCGTACGCTTTCACCAGATCATCAGCCCCGAGATCACCGGAAGCAGCACGGCCCGCTTGTTCCTGCATGAATTTGCCGTAACCCTGCTGAATGTAGTCAGGCACCGCGTTGACACCAAGTTCCTTCTGCACATCGGCAGCCTTCTTCCACTTCCATTCCTTGATGAGGCTCGGGGTGATCGCGCCCAACATACCGAGAGCTTTGACGCCACCCTTAACCGGTGGCCCTACCAGTTCACCCGCCGTTTGCATGGTGCCGGTGCCCTCCGGTGCTCCCAGCAAATCGGCGATGTACTGCTTCGCGCCCTCCGACATACGCGTGGCCGCAGCGGCTCGCTCGTCCTGCCCCGGCAGGGGCATGACCATGTTGACTAGGCCTGCCAAATCAGCGGGCAGCGAAACCGCACCACGCGCCACCCCGCGCCCGAGGTCTTTTGCGCCAGACAACATACGCGCAAGTTGCTCCTGCACCGAGTCCACGATGCCTCCTACTGATTTGGTCCGCGTCCCGTGCGAACCAGACGATCTACGTATTCGTAAAGCCGCTCTCGCGTTTCTTTGTCCTGCCGCGCAACAGCGTACCGGTCGACTTCTGCTTTGGCGGTGGGGTCGTAGTGGACGAGGTTTTTCTCTGCCATGTAGCTGCGTAGATGCGAATTCGAGCGAATAATCGTCCCATCCACGACAGAACGGAAGGGCTCGATGTCGCCTTGGACTGCCGGGGTTCCGGGTTCAGCAGACTCATAGAACACCTCCTTCATTTCGCCGGTTGCCTTGTCATACCTGAATGTTCTACGGCCCATAGCTACTCTCCTTCGGCCTTTTTCTCTTTTGCTGCCTCCGCGCGTTCGTGCTCGGCATCCTGCTCGCTTCGCACCATGTCCTGCGCGTGTGTTGCCGCTTTCAGTTCGGCGTCCTGCGCGTGTGTCGCCAACTTCACCTGCGCGTCCATCTGCGCCGACTCTTGCTTGATCTGCATTTCTTGCTGGAATTCCTGCCACTTCATGGTCATTTCCTGCTGGAACTCCTCGCGCTGGATGGCGATTTCGGCCTTCATCTTTTCCAGTTCCGCCGCCATCTTCTCCTGCTCAAGCTGCATGTTCTGCTGCGACTCCTGTTGCTTGCGCTGGCTCTCCTGCTGGGCGCTCTGCGCATCTATCTGCGCCTTCGCCTTTAGCACCTCCACCTTCGGATCGGGCGGGGGCGGCTGCTTGGACTTGGCCTCGGCGTCGAGAAGCAGCTTTTCGATGCCGGCCGCCATCTGACCTTCGATGTCGCGCCCGACACGGAACTGGCGCACTGACCACATAAGGAGCGTAGAGGTGAGCGGCAGCGTTTCCGGCGGCAATTTGGCGATGCCTTGGATAAATTGCGTCACGGCCGTCATAAATTCGGTGGTTTTGCCCTGCACCTCGCTCTGCTCGGCCTCCACCATAGAGTCGGCAGTCACCTCCACCCGAAAGTCCACCATCCGGCCCGATTTGAGCAGTTGCAGCGCCTGCTGCACGATGTCCTCCTGCTGCGGCGGGGCCATGGGGGGCATCTGGGGCATCTGCATCTGCGGGGCAGGGGGTGGCGCACCTGGTGAGCCTGGCATCCCCGGTCCCTGCGGCATCATGGCCTGCTGC